TTGGTGATGTTTCGTATCCTGTTCCAGCATTTGTCAGATAGATTGATGTAACAACATTACTTGTAACAACTGCAGCGGCCGTTGCACCAGAACCGCCGCCACCGGTGATTGTGACAACTGCATTTGCATTTGTTGAGTATGCAGCACCACCATTTGACAATACGATACCTGAGTTACTCAATGGCAAATCATTGATGATGTTTTCAACAGCAATAACACCATATCGTGATGAATCAAGGAACGGTGTGATATCTGGATTGTTTGTGAACATCGTGGCCGTAACAGTTAGTGTTGAATTACCTGTTGTAGGATTCAATACTCTACGACCACCATCATACATTGGATAGTCGGTAAATGGAGTAATTGAATATTCTCCAGCCATACCACCAGTTACTTTCTCTGAATTGAATGTATATGTGACTGAAGTGTTACCAAGAACAACTTCTGAAGTCATCAAATGTAACAAGTCATACGGTGTGTTTGCACTTGGGTATTCAACTTTAAATTTAGCAGATGTAACACCAGTACTAAAGGTATATCGAAACATTCTAAACATCATATCAGTATTTTGTTCTGCGACCCATGTTGATCCATTCTGTGATAAGAAGAATGATCCGCCATATGGCTGTGCTGAAATCTGTCGACCACTTACTGTGTCAACAGCACCAACTTCTGCCGCATATGTCTCATAACCTCTAGAGTTCGTCATTAATACAAACGCATATTCACCTGGTTGAACATAAATTGGTGCATCAAATACAAAGTCTGTAAATGTGTCTGCATCATCCAAATCAGGCGTGTTTGATGTTTTAATCTTATCAGGTGTCAATGTAACTGTTGAGTATGGAAAAACAACAGATGATGATGGGTAACCATTTACAGTTGAGCGTAATTGCAATGTAATTGGTTGTGATGCATCTTTTGACTTAAAGCAGAAACGAGCCTTACTTAAAAATAAACCATCTGGATAATCATTCTGCGAAACCAAGAAAGATTGTGCAAGTGGGTCATAGTAACCAACAACAACGGATCTTGATGTTGTTGAAGTCACAACACGATTATCATTTACAGCAACACGCTGAATTGTTGGGACAGTAGTTGAAATGATTGTATTTTCTGTCTGTTGCAACAAACCTTGTGCAAAGAATGATGCATCACCATTTGTAGATGAAGAAGCAATATCACCTGTTGGTGTATCAATCAGTCTAAAGTGTTTTTCACCAACACGAAACTGTCCATTTGGAATATAGAATAAACCAGCAATATCACCAGCAACGGTTGTTGTTAAGTTACCAATAGAGTAGATTGATGTTGTATCTGGAACAGTTGTCCAGTTTGTATTAACGGTTGCAACTCTTGTTGTTGAATTGTATGCAGAGATTGTTCTCTTCTGGTTTGCACCTGTACCAGATACAATGTAGATTGGAGAACCAACATATGATGTAATGTTGTTTGCACCAGTCGCATCAACTCTCAAGGTAACTGTATTTGCTCCGGCTGATGCTGCGTTACCATTGTTATGGTCATAGCCGTTAATACGAATACTTGAACCTGATACGGTACCAACTAAGTTTGCGCTGGCAATATTAAATGCTGTGAATGGGTTAACACTTACGATGAAAGCTTCTGTATTAGAAGTCAATGCGATAAGTGCTGTACCATTTGATGTACTTGTTGTGTTGTCGAAAATGGTAACTGATTCAAGGTTACCAACTTGTGTTTGGTAATTTAAATTGTTAGCATTTAAAGTAAGTTTGTTTAACCTAACGATATTATTATTAACGTCAGTATTATCAAAGAATCCATATAGTGTTGATGATGGTTTAAAGCTTGAACCAGTAAACAATACGTTACGATTTCTCATGTACGGAATGATAGACACATCCAAAATACGGTCACCAAGTGACTGAGTAATCGTTGAAGCTATAACATTCGTGACCACACCAGAACGAGTCTGTGCTGCAGATGTGGTAACAGTTTGTGTACCAATAAGTGCAAGAGCACCGCCGCCACCTTGCCATTCGCCACCTGAAACACTTTGACCGGTCCAATATGTTGACCAATCACTCCATTCATAATTGTACGTTGAGGCTAGAATTAAATTCCATGCATCTTTGTCACCTTGCAGGTTAACAAGAACGTCTGGTTGTTTACTTGTATCAAGCCAAATATCTGATGGAGGATCTAAATTAATTTTACCCAAATAGTTGATGACATTAAATGGGTTGATGTTGAATGACCTTGATGCTTTATTTTGGTCAATGAATACAGTTTGTGTTGAATTGGCCGTAATAATTGGACCAGATTGAACATAGTTTGTAGAATTTGCAGAGTCAAATGTCAGCAATGAAGATGATATGTTGAATGATGGGCGCAATTCTTTAATATTTGGATCAATTGAAGCCTTGTAATCTCTGTTAGAAACATCAGCAACAGAGTGACCATTAAATGAGTCAACAAGAATACCGTTCTTAAATCTAGGTAAGTTTGTTGAGTCTAAAATTGTTAAGTCTTGTTTGTTAACAGCCGATTGTTCCAATAACGACAGAGAAGTATAGTATTCTAGATTTTCAACACGCTTAGAAATAGAGCCAATGTCTTTCATTGTGAAGCGGCGATTGTCAATATACTGGACTGCAATGTCAGAAGTATTGGCAACATATGCAGGTTCATGTAGAACATACAGAGTCATTGCTCCGTCTTTGTCTTTTGGTTCAACTGGTGTCAGGGAAGGAACACCTTCGAATACCTCAAATGTACGATTCTTGTTTAAGGCAACTTTATCAATTCTTGGTAAATAGTATTGATAATCTAGAATGATATCAGAACTGTTCTCAGGAATCTTTGGACCAGTCGTGGTTGAGTCAACATCGAATGTGACTGTGTTTGCTGTTGCTGCACTTGTCGGTGTAGCACGGACAGGTCTAAAATCTAAAGAGTCACGGAGGCTGTATAGTTTGCCTGTTGTCTTAGAGGCATATGTCGGTATAGAACCGTAGGCATACCCATTGTAAGAATCTACATCAAAGAATCCAGCACCAGATGATGAGAACCTGTTGTAAGAAATTACAAGTGGTCCTGTAGCTGGTGTATTTCCTGGAATTAATTTAATCGCAGCATGACCATAGAATGAATCTCTTTGTCCATTGTCTAATGCATACTTTGAAACAATCTGTGTTGCAAATGCAGTATTAGCGCTGGTGATTCCATACCCATTAAAGTCTAAAACAGAGACAAGGTCAACAACATCAGAAACAAACAACGACTGTGGTGTGTCTACAGTTTTAATTGTAGTATTGGCCATCACATGAGTTTGGCCTTGTGATGCATATAATACTACACCGTTGTTTGCAAAAATACTTGTGCCACCAGATGTTTGTACTGTTGAATTAGCACCAACATATGTTTTTGTTTTTGCACTTGGATTTGATGAATCAATAGTTGCTGTAATGTTAGCAACCATATTATTAGCATTTGTGATAGTAAGTCTACGAGTACCTGTGTCAACCGCAAACAAGTTGGCAGGAATTATTTGACCAACTGTATATGGTGATGTACCAGCAGAAGTTACAGCAACTTGATACTTTTCATTTTTAGATGCAGTACTTGTTGCAGCAGAAATAGATTCACCAGTACCAACTGATAGTGTTGGAGAAATAGATGATGAAAATGACTGTGACTCATATAATCTTTTATATGAGAGTGACAAATCAGTAATTGTATTGTTGGCTACATAATCTTGACCAAGTGGAAAAATCAATGGTTCTAAGTTTGTATCTGAAATGATTGAATCAAAAAATGTTGTAGCCGGATCTTTAGAAGAACCATCAATGTCAGCAGCTGCAACACGAGTTGTTCCACTTGTTATTGACATAGATTCAACATCATTGAAACCAAAATCAATCGCCCATGTTGATGCACTATTTACATTTGCAATAAATGGTTGCGAGATTTCAACAGTTTGTGTTGAACCTTTATAATTGGTGATAGTCTTTGGAGTTTCACCAACACCTGGACCTGCTGTAATTCTAATCTTAGCACCAGTATACGCATTGTCTACTGTTGAATATAGTGCAGAACCAGAAAGTGTATTAGCTAATTGTAGGTAAGTTGTATTTGATACAGCAATACCGTTGTTACAATTACCACCATTGATTGAACCAACAGAAACATCAAATAAGTATGTACGATAAACATAAGATGCTGAGTTTGATGTATTAGCAGCAGTTTCAAATTCGATAGATTTAACTCTTGCTGTACCAATCTTTGTGTTACTAATTGTACCAGTTGATGATACATTGATACTTGAATTTGATACAGAATGTAAATCTATTGTTTGTAAACTGTTAATTGGTAATGAACCATAATGTGTGTTTGAATACACATAGTAACCGTAGTCAGCTGATAATCTTTTATTTTCTACAGAATCGGTGGTTCTTGGTTTGTTAACAGTAATAGTTGTTGGTGCAATTGTTTCAAACTCATATCCATAAACATACGCTTTCCCTGGAGACAATGTAACATTAGCCTTAGCTGTATTTGCTGCACTTGTTTCTAAAGATATTTTGAATGGTCGAACGGTATAATTACCGGATTCATCGTATGTTCTACGAGCAAGAGTATCTTCTAAAATCGCATACAATGGGTATTTGTTTGCAAAAACTAATATGCCATTTTCAACACGAGCCAATTCAATAAATTGTGTGTCATCGGTTGAAGTTAAAATTCGGGCTGTTAAAACTAAATTAATTTTGTAACGGTCAGAACCTGGTGCTTGGAAATTTGAAGCATCTTGAGCTGGATCCAACAATGATGTGTCTTGTGTATATTCGACAGTAGATTCTTGAATTTCAAAACCAATTCTTACATTGGCTGATGTGTTATCGTACTTTGATAATGCAATAGTTTGTACATCATTTTTAATGAAGAAACCATCGTAATAAAATACGCCTTCATTAACTGAGAAAATTTGGCCTGTACCTACACCAGATGTTGCAACATTGGCATACGCTGGTGCGGTTTGAAGAGTTTGAATAGTCTCAGAAGAGGTGAATGCATCACCATAAATTTGTTTTACTAGGAGTGTTTTTGGATCTCCTGTACCAGCATCAGCGTCATAGACAACGACAACTTCTGCTTTCTTAGTTCCTGCTAAATTAGTAATAGCAAAATTGGAGAAATTATTAGCAACAACAGCTGAACCAGCATAGTCTGTGGATAACTTTAAGTATGTCGCATCTTGAATGAATGTTTGGCCACCGGTTACTAAAGAACCGTTTTTGAAAATATTGTTACCAAATCTTCTGACTTGATTTTGTAGAATTGTTTGGAGTTGTGTTAACTCACGAGCTTGGACTGCATAACCAGGCTTAAACAACATACGAAGAAATTTCTTATCTTCATCAAAATCGTCATAGTATGGGTTGACATTAAAGTTAGTATTTAACGACATTAAACATTTTCCTTAGAATCTAATAACAAACTTAACATTTTCGGCCTGACCATCTGCTCTTGTGATTGCTTGAACATTCTCGACATACATTATATCACCGGTATATGGTTGAAATTCCGGAGTCTCACTCTTAACTACCGTTCTTGTTACACCTGAATTAGAAGCAACTAATGTGCCACCAACAGTAACAGAACCTCTAACTTTGGTCAATCTAACTTCATTTGGAGATTGAGCATTAACAAAACCATAAAAATAAGCATTGTTAGCAGAAGTTCCCTGATAAACAAACTCATTTAGTGTAAAATTTGAACCAGCTACCAAGGTTAAATTGGTTGTTTGTGAAATTACGGTATTAGCATTAGAACTTATTGCTGGTGATATACTGCCATATTTATACGGATCTCTTAGAAGTCCATATTGTCTAAATGAAGTATCTACTGATATCAAACCATTTTCTGTTGCATCAACCGAACCAATTCTTTCGGCAACCATAACATTACTTGCATCTAGCTCTTTTGCAGGATTAAAAGCATGACCAAATTTTGGACCGATGACACATCTTGTTGTTGCACCAGAACCGGATCCATAAACTGTCGCATTAGCAAAAGAGTATCCAATGCCAGTAACATTGATTGTTACTTTTGATATTGCACTATTCGAAATATTGGCTGAGGCTTCTGCACCAGTTCCATCACCTTCAATATAAATTCTTGTTGTAAAACTTACGTTGTTTCCTGTACCGCCACCACTTCCAGTTGTGCTTGACGATAGTGTAACTATGCTTGTAACAGCATTAACAGATGAAACCAGTGTTCCCGTGGCAATGCCAGTTCCGGACACAATCATGTTTGCGGCAACATTTGCAGTATTTGCTAGGCTTATGAAACCAACTCCTGATGCAAAAGCTGTTGCTGGAATTGTTGGGTTGGCATATCCTGTGCCACCAGAAGTTACAATGATTGTTGTCAATTCACCATCAACAGGACCAGTTGAACTAACATTATAGTCCAATTTATTAGTCGATACTGGTGCTGGAACCCAACTTGTTGTTAAAAATTTGTTTGATGGTTTAACATTGTACATATACTTCCAAATAAAACCATCAGCCGTTACAATCGTGCCATTCGCAGTCGTGTAATCACCAGTAGGTTGTACTGTGGAATTTGATGATGCATTATTTGATAGACACTTATATACATTTCTGTCTGTGGTAATAACATACATTGGATTAACATTTAATGATGTGTTACCGGTCAATAATTCAGCTAACGCAATTTTATCATCAAATTGTTTATATTTACCACTTGTTGTCCAATTTATACGAGGAATGACCAATTCTACATCATTACCTGTGATTCTCTTGGCTGCAAACATATTATCCCATGCTGATTTTTCATCAGATGTGGAATCTACAATTGAATTTGGAGAAGCTTCGTTCGCATATGGAACATGATTTCCAATGAACACATAACCAACAGTTGCTGGTTCTGGTTCAGAGAAAGACTCTTTGAATTGTTCTGCGTTGTTAAACGATAGTTTTTTGGATGTATAAAAAGTTGCCATAGGTTTATTTATTAAGAGTTATAAGCAAGGTAAATTGCTGCTGTATTAGCAATATTAATTTCACCAAGCATTGCAGCTGTATGGATAGAACAACGATACTTATAATTCCCTACAGAATTGTGTGGTATTCTCCAAAACAATGTTCCATCTACCTGACCTTGTGCTGCACTTCCATACGATAGAGTTCCTGTAGGCGACACATGAACAAGTCCAGTATCAAAGTTTGCTGTATTGTTTCCTAAACGAATTTGAAATGGATGACCAGTAACATTTAATTTAAATCCTATAGTTGTAGCACTAAATGCAGATACATTAGGATTATTTAAAGAATCATATTGAGAAAACAAAAATGCAGCAGAACCGGAATGTGTTACTTCCAATATTGTTGTAGCACCAAATGATAATGTGAGATTTGCGGATACATTGGCTGCACCAAAACTGGAGTTTGCATGGATAAAAGCTGAGTTAGCATATGAACCAGCACTATTAGCAGTTTGAAATGCTGAGTTAGCATATGAACCAGCAGCTCCGCTACTAGCGCTATTAGCTGCCAAAAAGGCTGCGTTCGCATGGATAAAGGCTGAGTTAGCATATGACCCAGCACTATTAGCTGCAACAAAAGCTGAGTTAGCATAAGAACTCGCAGCAGCTGCACCACTAGCACTATTAGCGGCCGCAAAGGCTGCATTTGCATGAACAAAGGCTGAATTGGCATAAGAACTGGCACTATTAGCAACTGCAAATGCTGAGTTGGCATAAGAACTGGCAGCAGCTGCACCACCAGCACTATTAGCGGCAGCAAAGGCTGCATTTGCATATGACGAAGCACTATTAGCAGCTTGAAATGCAAAGTTTGCTGATCTTTCTGATAAGACTGACAGCGACATTTTTCTTGTCGTTGGAGTTCCGCTTTGTAAATCAACAACTAAAAATATTGTATTTTGCGTATTAGACGATGGTGTTGAAAGAAAGTTTAATGCATTGATTGTTGTTTTAGTATTGATAGCTGCGTTAGCGGTGTTGGCAGTAATAAATGCACTATTAGCATAGCTACCAGCTGAGTTGGCAGCTGCAAAAGCACTATTAGCGTAGTTAGCTGTTGACATTTTTTTTTATATTTCCTATTATAGTATTATCAATTCGTTAGTTTCGGTGACAAGTGGTAAATTATTTTCAGTAAATATTAACAGAGGTTGAACTTCACTTAAAATAAACATTTCTTGTAAATTAGATGTTTGACTAAATGCTGAATTAACTGTTAATAAAGTATCACTTATAATACTAGTAATGTATCTAATTTCTGTGTTAACAGCTACACTAGAACCAAGAGAAATAATATCTAAAGATTGAGCAGAAAGGAACTTGGTATTTATACCTGTTATGTGGATACTAGTATTTACATTAACCGTGCCTGAAATTGTTTTAGCAAGAGTAATCGCTGCTGACGATAAATTATTTGCAGCAACAACTTCGTCAATCTTATACTCCGCATACTGAATGAAACCAGCTGGATGGATTAGATTTTTAAATATTTCTTTGAATTTACTAAACTCAACGGACGATGATAGAACATATGCATAGTCAACATAATATTCACGACCTTGAACAACTCGCTCTGATGCTGATAAGATACTATCTGAAGTTGTCCAACGACCGGGGAATGTTACATAACTTGATTCAACTTCAGCATTTGCAGTAGCTGTTCCGTCTCCAGAACCAGTTAAATCAATCTGTGGAGGAAATTCATATCCGGCACCAGGATTAAGTATACGAATTTTTAGAATTGCACCCAAAGCCTGGTCGGCAGAACCGTATAAATTTTCACCATCACCCATCAATGCTATAATAGAGAGGTTGGCATTTGCACCTGATGTTGATGATACTGTTATTGTTGGCAATTTATCATTAGAAAAATTCTGTCCGCCGATTAAATGTTTTCCATGAACACCAATGTTTTTATTTGTTGTGGCGTGTGTGAAGTTAACATTAACATTTAATGATGTATTCGATGAAATGGCATTAATATATCTCGACTGATTATTAATCATAATCAAATCACCAACACGCAAATCTTCTTGAAATTTTGTATTTGTTCCAATGACGGTAACATTAGTTGTATTAAATGTGTTAGCTGTTCCCACAATCCTTGATGGTTGAAATTCAACTTTTGTAATTGCACCAGTTGAGGATACACCAGTAACAGCGGCCGCAGCACCAATACCGAAAGACATTGTTTTATTTGAAAATAGTAACTCATCACCAACTTGATAATTACTACCACCGTTATTAATTAGAATTCTACCTAAAGACCTAGAACTTACAATAAAGTGGGTCGTACTGTTTGCAAGATATTGTGCAGAGTCAGCATCAAGTGTTGGTACAGTTGCAAATGCGGTATTAGCAAAAAGAATTGCTACGTTAGTAATAGCACCAATACTAGTTATTGTGCTAAAACTAAAAGCATCAATCAATTTTGTATTAGCATTTTCACCACCTGGTACAACAGTCGAACTAAAACCATAATCTGAATTTGAAATATTAATACTTGCAAAATCAGAAATTCTATCCGTGTTAACAGTAAATGTATTTGCGGTATTTTGGCCAGATACATCAATATTATCAATAGCTAATGTTAGTGCAGAATTAGCTGCAAGGCCAACTACGTTAACATTCGAACCTACTTTGAAACCTGCGCCACCCTGTAGTACATCAATCTTATTAATAACACCCGAAAACACTTCAGTTATGATTGCTTCAGCTGATGTTGTTGATGATCCACCTGTTATGATAACTGGATCACCAACATTATAACTTGATCCGCCATCAATAATGTATATGGTGCTTAAGTTAGATAAACCCAAAACTTTAATTGATATCAATGAATCATCATCCGGATCAATAATATCTAATAAAGCATTTTCACCACCATCAAATGATCCAGTTAATGTTTTGTTATTAATGTATAATTCAAATGTTGGTACAGCGTCACTTGTTTTCTGTGATGTTCTTTCAACGATAGCTGTTGCACCAGAAGTTACTCCGGTTATTTTTCTATTTTTTAATAAATCAAAATTAAAAGATGCATACAAAACTTCAATGCTAGCACCATTTGCAGGTGCATTATTAAATATTAATTTTCTTGACTCACGGCGAACATTGTATCCAGATGTTTGAACAACACCATTAATATAGACTGTAATTTCATCAGATGCAACTAATTGTGCTAATTTAAATGTTTTGTTTGTTGCATTACCGGTATATACACTATAAACTGTTTGTGAAATCTTAAATGCATTTTCAATCAACCATTTACCATCAGAGGCTCTAAGGATGTTTGTCTTTGGTTGTAATATTTCTAGTTCTTCATCGTAAAGAAGTCTGAACAATAACTTAAATGATTTCTCATTGCCTTTTGCTAAGTAAAGTGGCAGAACGTGCTTAAGTAAAATGGCTCTGTCAACTTGAACATCCTGTGGAAACAAATCCGCATATGTTGAGAAAAAGTTATCGTGAAAATCATCAATTGAGGTATCAACATCAGTAATATAACGAAGGTCTTTTGACTTTGTTACCAAGTCATTTAATTGTGTTCCTTGTGCCTGTTCCAAAAATTCATAATATGCCTCAAGGAAAGCAATAAAATTAGGATGTTCTTCACGAACAAACTCCGGTAACTGATTACTAATCAGCAGAGAAGTTTTTTGGTCAGCCATTAAGTGTTATTCTTTTTTTCTAGTGTTGTTAAAATAGAAGTTGGATCATCAACATCAATCGTGATAACCGTGTCTCTTGTTGACTGAATGATACCTTTTTCAGCCTCAATATTCATTCTAATTAATCCGTCTATAGAATCAACCGAAATGAATCTAATGTCACTAATAGTAATGATACCGTTATCATAATCAATTGTACCGGCATTAGAATTAATAATTTGTCTCTGCGCTAATGTGTCGTAATAAATTGTTCTTAATGTTCCTGTTCTACCATCAATAACAGCAACAGCCTCTGCACCATAACCACTACCACCTGATATAGTTATAATAGCTCTGGTATAATCAGCACCACGATTTGTCATATTGATGGTTTGAATTCTGCCATTAACAATAATGGCCTCAGCAGTCGCACCAGTACCATCACCACTTATTGTGATAGTTGGAGCAATTACAAAACCAGAACCAGGATTTGTAATTTGAATTTCAGAAACACCGGTGTATGATTGTGGTGCTTCTTCAAACAATGCATTTCTTGGTGTGCCTATCGTGTCGTTGATGGTAAATGCGGTCGATGTTAACCTATTTGTTAGTGTTCCACGGTGCAATGGCACATTATATTTAATTTCATAACTTGCAGATTCATTTAGTTTTGGAGTAAACCTTCTTTGTAAACGAACAATCGTCTCTGAACCAACAATGGCATTAATTTCAACATTGTCAATAGAATCTTGCAGCTTTGATTGGATAAATGTTGAATTGAACTTATCCAAATATGTTGTTTTGTAATTTATGATTGCTTGTTTAATTGAGTTTTTGAGTGTTTGCTCATCTGATGAAGTTTTTCTTGCATCATATTGCACAAGACTTTGAATAATTAGAAATAAGTATTGCGTGTCACGAATTTCAGCCTGAACAGAAACAATAGCCTTTGGATTAATAATCTCATCAATGATTCTTTGTTTTTCTGTTTCTGAAATATAATAACCATCTTTTGGTTTCAATGAAATATAAACTTTACCAAAAACTTTAGGTATTTCATCTTCACCACCCCAAACAGATAAACTATCAATACTTGGATAATTACTCTTAATATATGCTTCGTAATCTTTAACCGTTACTAATCTATTTTGTGTTGCATACTGTGCTGCAGCTGAATATTTAATTGAGTCAACAGATTCATTTATTGAACCACCGGCCGCAACAGAGACAGTATCAATTGTCAGAGTAGAATATATTCCAATATTTTGTGTGCCAATAAATGATGCAGCTTTGTTTGCCAAATCACCCTTTGTTCTTAGGTATTGAATTGATACGATGGCACCATCTGGTAGTTTTTTACCAACAACATCATCACCAAAATAAATTTCATAGTTTCCATTTCTACCTTCTTGTAGAAAGAAAACTTCACTAGATGCTGTAATATCCAGCACATCAGTAACTTTAGAATAAATTGATGTTTGTGTGTTACCTGAATTTGGTCTAACTGAAACATATATTGATGCAGTATCTACAGTAGCATCATTAATTGTGAATATAGATTTTGGATTGTCGATCTCGGTATAGGAGTAATTAAAGATTACCAATTGACCTTCATAAATTTCTATATTTTCAAAATAGAAAGCTGTACCAGATTTTGTTACTGTGTATTCATTAAGTGTTGTGAAGGTGTAGGATGTACCATCAATCACATCAGATTGAAATGTATAGCCTTTCGGAATAGTAACAGAATCGGGTGTTGATGATCCAGTTTCAATTGTTACATTGATAATAGCAACCGGTGCTGTGTATGAAAACGGTGTATAATTCAACATCTTAGCATGAGACACAACCGAATCTCTTAGAATAGCGGTATCTAAGAACGACTCATTGGCAACCATATTCAAGTAATATGCATTGTAATGGGTGTTGTAGGCTAAAACATCAAGTAGGATGTTTAAACCAGCGCCTTCAAAATCATAGTCTTGAAATTTGGTTTGTTGCTTTAAAAATGATTTTAAATTTGTTTTGATTTGGTCAAAATCAAGTTCGGTAACTCGTAAACGGTTTGCCATTTTATCTTATCCGTTGCAGCAAAAATCTTATTGTTATTGGTTCTGTTCTGTTGATAATATCAAACTGTAAGTATACACCAAAGGCGTTTTGTTCTTCATTAGGTGTGATATCCAAGGCTAATACTTTAACTCTAGGTTCAAAGTTTTTAATAGTCTGCCTAATTTCTCTATCTAAATTTGATGCCGTGATATTATCAAGTGGTTCAAATAAAAGTCTACGAATATTGGAACCTAAATCTGGTTGAAATGGACGCTCATAATGATTTGTAACCAACAAGTTCCGAACAGAATGAATGACAGCCTGCTCGTTAGTCCAGATGTTAATATCTTTCTTAACTGGATGAATATTGAAATTCAAGTCCAGGTCGCTGTATTGCCTATTGATTATTGAGGATGCCATGTTCTATTTATGAGTTGATTCTTGACAATAATTTGTCCGTACCAATAAATTCATTGACCAAATACGATTCCGTTTCACCCATATTCACGAATTTTTTAGTAGCATTATAACTATCTACAAAGTTCTTTAGATTCGTAAAGAATATAAAATCATGATCCATTCTTGTTCCAAGCGATGTATTGGCTGTGGAAAGTCCTGTTTGGATTGTTGTAATCTGCCCGGCTGTTAAATTTGTGGTTGATACTACAGTTACATTACCATTTGGATCTGTAGTTGTTGTTGTCGTAATACTATTATTGATTGTTGCAACATAAGGAAACACAAGATTTGCATTTGCACTAATTTGTGGACCAACTAGAATACTGGTAAAATTACCAAGTATTGGTGATGTATTTGTTATTCCATCCGTTTGATTGGTAATGTACAAGGCTGTTTTACCCAAAGGTACAGCTGTATCATAGTATGGATATTCAGAGTCTTGGCCAACAAACGGAACTACACCAGATAATCTGTTTGTGTGCAATATAAAAGTATTAGCTGTATTATTTAAACTTTGTGCAAGAGCATAAATTGTCTCAAGGCCTGGAACAGTATTGGCTGTATTATATATTGTGATAATAGAATTAGCCGTAGTTTTAATTGTTGTTGCATCATTAGCAACAGGATTTTTATAGTATCCATTAACTGTGTTATTTGCAATATCTTGTGCCTGCCATGTCGTGATAAATGATGGCATAGAATTCAGATGTGCAAGTGTGTTTGCTGATAATTCTTTCACATCACTATTAGGGTCATTAAAATTATAACCCAATGTGGCGTAAACTCCAGTAGCATTATTAGTTGTAGGCATAATTTAAACTCCAATAAATCTCATCAAAGGTGGACTTGTCGGTCCTTTAGGTGAAGTATGTATGTGTGAATTATAAATGGCTGATGTAATAATATCTACCATCAACACCGCATCCATTATACCACAAGAAGCTTTTCCAATTTCTGCTAAAGCAAAAGCAGCAGTAGGTGCAGTCACATTAACGGATGCTAAAACAGTACCAGGAACAGTTGCACCAACTGGCATTCCTACTGA